CTTTTGGTCGTATGCATGAACATAATCAGCAAGCGTCTGATAACTTCCATCAATAAATGGTTGAATTTTATCTTCACAGACCTTGTCCATGAAGGCGATAACTTTATCAGGTTCTTGTGACGATTTATGCACCTTGTCCACCAATGGACCAAGATTGAAATAAATCGAATCTGTATCTGAAGCAATAACATAATCTTTATTTGTCTTGAGTACACCATTCATATACTCATTGAGTTTGTTTTCAATCCAACGAATAGACAATTGACCTGCCTGTGTAACAGCAAGCGCCTGACGCAAATCATAGAAACGGAAATACTGTGATCCCATTGCACCATAAGCAGAGTTCAATGAAACTTTCTTTGCTAGTTGCAGATTGTTATATCGTGCAATGAGTTTTCCAATTTCTTTTCTCTTTGATTCGTCTTTTTCGTTTTCATATTCTTGCTGAGACTTCAACATCAACTTCTTGAACTTCTTTCGATCTTCATACATCTCAACCATCATCTTAGGCAAAAAGCCTTGTTCATTTGTTCTGAAGAACTGGCCATTTGGTGTGATCGTCACATTCTTCAAAACCGAAGTATCAAGTTTTTGTTCAAGCAAATTTTCTACCGATGCTTCTGTTGCCAACTTACGCATCTCATCAGTGTAATTTGAACTTTCTACCAGAGTTTCTGGTGAGATGTTGTATTGCATAATCAAATGCGGATACAGACTGTTCAAGTCAAATGATGCAACCCAATTGTGTAGACCGATCTGTGGATCTTTGACATAAGCACCTTCAAATGCTTCTGTCTTTTTGGCAACACGGCGTGGCGGTACAACTATCTTACGTTCAAGTAGATAGTTATAGATTAGAGCATCCCACATTCTTGTCTGAGCAAAGATATCATCATAATTACACTTCGTATCATAAGCCAGAGTCAGAGCAAGTTCAATCAACTTCAACTTATCTTCAAGTGCAAGAACAAGTCGAACGTCTTTGATGTTATACTCAATAAACTTTTGGTGATCTAATCTGTACAATTGATGAAGGCTGTCATACTCATCAAAAGAAAGTTTGTTTTCACCAAGTTCAATGTTCGCAATTGTATCTAATCGAAAGTTTTCTACGTTCTTGCCACCTGGTGCATACCATTGATACAGTTCAAGATAGTCAAGTGCAGAAACGCCCACGATTTCATAAACGATTTGCTCTTTGCCTTTGAATGTAGTTTTTCTCTCAGAATAAACTTTCCATGGTGACAGTTTCTTTACGTCATCTTCACCGAGTACACGTGTGAAGCGATTGATAATGTAAGGAACATCAAAGAACTTGATATTCCAACCAGTAAGAACGTCAGGAGTATCGCTTGACCAATCAGCAAGGAAACGTTCACACAAGTCGATTTCATCTTTACATAAAACATAATCTACATTCTCATCAGAGTTTTTATATTCACCGCAACCATAGACTTTGGTGCGTCCATTTAATCTATGAATACCAATTGCTGTGATTGGCTCTGTTGCTCTATATGGGTCAGGAAAGCCATTTTCAGAACCAACCTCAATGTCTATGAAGGCAACATGCAGATGAGAAATATCCCAATCAATACTGCCTCTAAAAGTATCAGCAATGAAGGCGTATTCGTACCTTGTATTACCATAGATTTTAAAGTTTGCAACTTCTTCATAACGTTTGACAAAATCACGTGCCTCCCTAATTGTTTCAAACTTCATAGGTTCCAATGGCTCATTGAACAATGAACGCCATTCGGATTTTTTGTTAGACTGTAAAAACAAAGACGGAGAGTATTTGATCTTGCTTTCTACTCTCCGTCCGTTGTTTACACCACGAAAAAGAATGTGATTGCCGTGGACGCAAACATTTGTATAATACTTTGACATTAAATTTTTAGTCCTGATGGTGCTAGTTCAATACGACTAAACATGCGACGATAATTTTCAAGCAAGTCTGATACTGGTGTATTGACTGTAAGAACATCATCATTACTGAAAACAATACCTTTATCAAACTCTTCAGTGAAAGCAAGATATGGTGCAAAGCCAACACCACCGGGATCATTTGCAGAACGTGGTGGCACAGCAATTACTTGCATTGGGTTTTTAACTTTAACACCAACATTGCCTTCATCTACTACTTCAGCAATAATAGTTTGGTGTGTTTTAAAGGTGATACATTTAATTTCACTCATACAGTTACCTTAGTTGTTGGTTCAAAAACATCTAGTGTTACCCACTTTTTGGGAAACAACATTTCACGACCGCTGAAATCAGCAATGTCATAGGTTGGGTCATCAACAAGACCAATAAGTTCAACTTTATTGTCAAACTCTCTCATTACAAGATCATACTTGTACGCTCTAGGCAGTTTAGAATTTGATTCTGCCATATTTTTTGCCACTTTAGCGATTGTACTCATTTTTACTCCTATACTTGTTGAACAACGATATTACACTTTTTCAAAAATTCAATCCCATTTACACTTCGGTAGTTATTACGATAGTAAACCTCCTTAATTCCTGCTTGATGTATTATTTTAGCACAATCCAAACACGGTGCATGGGTTACAAACAAACTTGCCGAGTCACTACTGTTTGTTGACCGAGAAACTTTGGCGATTGCATTAGTTTCGGCATGAAGTACCTCTTTTTTGGAATGTAATCGACTCCATCCATGGGCAGATTCGGTAAAACCATTTTCTATGAGATATTCCGGTGAATAATGACATTCTTCTTTGAGAACGTATTCGACTTCTTCACAGTTATTATCCCAACCAGATGGCATACCATTGTATCCGATACCGATAATTGTATTGTCTTTGACGATTACACAGCCAACTTGTAATCTTTTTGCGGTAGAAAGTTCAGCATAGACTTCTGCTGCCTTCATGTGGGCTTGTATAAATTTTTCTTTCATAGATGTAAGCACTCACTTCACTCGTAAGGCACGACGAAAAAATGTATCCGATTACTCTAATATCACAAGTGCTTTTCTGGCCACCGATGCTTGGTTAGCATGTAAGAAGAATGGCAAGAATCTTTCACCTAAGAATCCTGGATAACGCCACGGTAGTGGCTCTGATGATGTTGGTTGTGTTGGATAAACTTGATTTGTGTTCTGCCACACATACTCAAGTAGTTCAAATAATTCTGATGCATATTTTCTGAATAGTTGTTTACGCATCACATAACATGTTTCAAAACTTGCTTTATTCTGATCCCACCAATCCATTGAGTTTCTGTAATCGGGCAGCAACTCATTGATACCCTCTAAAAATAAATTCAGATACTCTGCTGGTTGTGATTGAAGATATTGTTCACGCACAGAGTAATGCATTGGTGTCAGTCTGTTTGTAATCGCATCATGATCTTTGAGCAGTTCAAGTGCTGCTGCTTTTTGCTCATCCGATGTCATGTAGTTAGCATTTTCTTGTGTCGCTGGCAAACTTGCTTTGATTACATTTTCTTCCATGTCACCTTTGAAATCAAGATAGCGACGATATGTGGTGCAGCCCATGTAGTCTCCACGACCATTTTTCCACAAATAGTATTCAGATGCTTGTTGACCTAATGCACGAAGAAATTCATCTTCAGTACACATTGCATAGAGATGTCGATATTCATAAACACTCTTGTGCATCGATGTATTAATCCACTCACCAGGTCCTGGTGTATGCCAACCATATGGTGCATGTGAACCAGCGTATGCTGCTTTCAGCCAAGAGCATTCGTGGTTGAATGGAAAGTATTTGTGAAAATGACTTACGATAAGAAGATCAGTCATTGCTCTGCTCTTCTTTTTTCTTTTTCTTGAATTCAATACGTGGAGTAATGATTGCTTTAATCATCTCACGTTTGTAGTCAGTTTTGTTTTGACCACTAAGACCCGAAAGTAAAACCTTCAGTTCTTTGTTCATTTTGAAGTTTGAATTAGATTTCATTACCAAGCCCAAGAAACATATGAATAACGTGTGCCTTTTGTTACAAGATCAACTCTGTGTGGATAAAGAAAGTTCGATGGGAAAATCATAATCTCACCTTGTTTCAGTGGAACAACAGTGTCTTCCCAAAAGACAAGTTCACCGCCTTTGTAGTTGTTATTTAAACTACCTAAAACTGAAAGTGTTGGAATGCCTTTACGCTGACCATCAAACATTGAGTGAATGTGATCACAGTGTAACTTCATCTGTGTGTCTGGACGATAACGATTAAATCTGACCTCAGAATATCCTTGCCATGAATTCCACCAGTTAAAGTTGAACTCAGTCACATATTGTTGTAGAGCATCCCATATTC